TTAAGGGCTAAAGCCCGATATTAGGAGATAAAATACTATGGCAACAAGAATGCAGCAACGCAGAGGAACAGAATCTCAGTGGGGCACAGCTAACCCTATTCTAGCAGCTGGTGAAATTGGTTTTGAAACCGATACCAATAAGTTTAAGATTGGTGATGGAATAAATCACTGGGATGATCTTGACTACTTTACCAGCTCATCTGAGCTACTATCCGTTATTGATGGTGCACCAGATCTTCTAAATACTCTAAATGAACTAGCTGCAGCAATTAATGATGACCCAAACTTTGCATCTAAGGTTGTTCCTATTGTCAAGAAGACAACAACTCAGTGGAATGCAGACTCATCTGCTATTGCAGCAGGAACCCTGGCATATGACACAACCACAGGAAAGTTTAAGATTGGAAATGGTACTGACGCATGGAGCAGCACATCCTATCTAGTCAATGCCTCGGAAATGAACTCTTCTATTTCATCAGGCATTACAGCTAGAATTGGAAGCCTTACGGTAACAGAAGCCGAGTACCTATCTGGTGCTACAGCATCTATCCAGGGACAGCTAGATGACCTAGCTGCAGCTGACGTAAGCATTCAAAGTGAGCTAGATGACAAGGCTCCAACCTCTAACCCTACCTTTACTGGAACTGTAGTATTGCCAACAAGTACATCGATTGGTGATGTTTCTTCTACAGAACTTGGATACGTAAACGGGGTAACTTCTGGTATTCAGACACAGCTAGATGCCAAGCTTGCATCTGCTGCTGCATCATCTACATATGCACCACTAAGTGGCCCAACCTTTACAGGAACTGTAGTTCTTCCAAGTACTACCTCTGTAGGGGATGTCTCCTCTACTGAGCTTGGATATGTAAACGGTGTTACATCCGCTATCCAGACTCAGCTAGACGCCAAGGCACCTACAGCAGACCCAACATTCACTGGTACTGTTTCTGGTGTAACCAAGTCACACGTAGGTCTAGGCAACGTAGACAACACCTCTGACGCTAACAAGCCAGTATCTACTTTAACTCAAACAGCTCTAGACGCCAAAGCAGCACTTGCTGGTGCAACATTTACTGGTGATGTAACTGTAGAGACAAACTTAATAGTCGAAGGAAACCTTACGGTCTCTGGAACAACTACTACCATAGATGTAACAGATCTATCTGTGTCAGACCCACTAATTTACCTAGCATCTGGACAATACGATGAAGATGTTCTAGACGTAGGTTTCTTGGCAGCAACTGGAGTAGTTGGAGGAACTGAGGGAAGCCACCTTCACTCTGGATTCTTCCGTGACGTAAGCGATGGAAAGAAGTGGAAGCTTATTTCTAATGTCCCACACCCAGTTTCAAACGTAGTAGATGTCACAAACGCCACAAGAGAAACACTTGTTGTTGGAAACCTAGAGGCAACTGGTGTCGTATTCTCAGACGGTACTCAGACTAAGGCTGGCGTTCCATCAATTACTACTATAGCTGCAAAGACAGACTCATATACACTTTCTAATCTAAATGAACGTGATACAATTGTTGAGATTAGCAAGTCTTCTGCAACTACCTTGACTATTCCAACAAATTCTTCAGTAGCCTATCCAGTAGGAACAACTATTGATATTATTCAGACTGGAACTGGTCAGGTCACAATTGCAGGTGCAGGTGGAGTTACCGTAAATGCAACTCCAGGACTTAAGCTAAGGACCCAGTGGTCTTCTGCAACACTTTTAAAGCGAGCAGAAAATACTTGGTTGGTCTACGGCGACCTAACAGCATAATTAAAGGAAGGCACATAACATGGCAGCAGGAAAAAGATCAGGAAGAAAGTCTCAGGCATCTAATGACTTCTTGGAGCCATTAGCTCCTACTAGCGTTGTAGCAACAGACGTAGGAACAAATAGAGCATTTAATAATGGTGCAGCCTCCGTAGCGTTCTCTCTTCCAGCACTATCTCCAGCAGCCACATCCTTTACCGTTACAGCCACATCAGCAGGCCAGACAACTAGAACTGCTACTGGATCATCATCTCCTATTGTTGTAGAAAGCCTTGCTTCTAATATTACTTATACAATTAGCGTAACTGCTACAAATGCAGCTGGAACTTCTGCAGCATCATCTACTACCACTGTTACAGCTACTACAGTTCCTGCAACCATGTCAGCTCCAACAGCTACTGCTCAGACTAATCAAGATAAGCTTGACTGGACTGCTCCAGCAACTGGTGGTAAGGCAATTACGCTATATCGTTGGACATCATCTGATAGCAAGACTGGTACGGTAAATGCTCCTGCCAGCACAACTAACATTACTCAGGAAGGTGGAACAGCTCAGACATACCAAATCCGTGCTGAAAATGCAAATGGTGTTGGTGTATACTCTGCTAACTCTAATAGCGTAACAACTATTTCTCCATTCTTCCCACCGTTCTTCCCACCGTTCTTCCCACCAAGCTTCCCATACTTCCCACCGTTCTTCCCGTTCTTCCCGTTCTTCCCAGGGTTTGGACCATACTTCCCACCATACTTCCCACCATACTTCCTTGGTGGCGTTGGTGGACCGTTCTAGCCTAAATAAAGCAGAGAGCCTAGGTGAAACATCCTAGGCTCTTATGCTATAATTGAGGATATGAATACTTGGCTAACAAAAGATAGATCAGAAACAGACTCAAATAGAATGCCTTCCAGGGTAACTTCTAGCGGTATCGTGGTAACAAATCCAGCATTAGGCATTAATGTTTATAATAATGCTATTAGCGAATCCCTGTGTGATTTTATTATTAGTACATTAGAAGATAACCTTAACGGTCAGACCAGGTATACTTGGCAGGGAGCTAGGGTAACAGAGGCTGATGATGTACTAGAAGAGGCTAGGAAGTGCCTAGACTTTAAGGTAAGTTCTCAAAATCTTGGTCCTAAAGATAGCGACAATGCAAAGCTATACGAAATGCACGAACTAGCATTCAGATCAATTCAGCCAAATGTTGATGACTATGGTCGTTATTGGGGAGTTGGAGTTAACTTCTTTGAGGCATTTAACTTTGTAAAGTATGATGGTGCAGGAACTCACTTTAAGGTACATGCTGACCACGGCCCAGCATATGTAACTACTATTTCTGTAGTAGCATATATCAATGATGACTATGAGGGCGGAGAGTTGTACTTCCCAAGATTTAATCTAACCCTTAAGCCAAAGAAGGGCGACATCATGGTATTCCCATCAACATATATTTATGAGCATGCATCTAATGATATGATTTCTGGTACGAAGTATGCCATCGTTATTATGACTGATTACAACGACCGTGGTGGACTAAGAAACTTTAACTATCGTCAAGAAGACATGAATAGACTAACTTATTAAGGAGAATTTAATGTCTGATCAAGAAGATCTAAATAAAAGAATTCAAGATTTTTACAAAATAGATAAAATTACATGGTCCTCTATCGAAGACTTTGGAGATGGCATTATCGTTTATCGTGATGTTCTTCCAAAAAACATGGATATTATTAATAGACTTGAAGAAGTTTTAGACGATCCAAATAATTTTTATGAGTACCAAGAGGCTATGGTTGGCTATGGTATGAAGATTCCAGAATACCGTGACTGTAAAGATTTTAAGTATAAAAAGTCAGATATTGCTGAACACCAGGGCGAGGCAGCAGATAAGTTACGTAAGCTTTGGGACGATGTTTACTATCGTCAGCTACAGGCTGTAAAGCACTATTGCAAAATGCACAACATTGGCGAGCTCAGATATTGGGAAGCAATGAACTTTATTAAGTATGGTCCAGGACAGCACTTCCAGGAACACCACGACAACGGGTATTCCTATAACTGTGTCCTTTCCGCAGTATCTTACCCAAACGATGATTACGAGGGTGGAGAACTTTTCTTTAGGCTTCAAAACCTAAATATTAAAGCAAAGGCTGGAGACCTATATCTTTTCCCATCTAACTTTATGTATCCGCATAGGGCTATGCCAGTACACTCTGGAGTCAAGTATTCAATTGTAACAATGCTTGATTATTCCGACAAATACCACAAGCCAGAATTTTATACGGAAACGGGTAATTAGTGAAAGATATAGCTGTCTATCGACTAGGTAGCAATTCTGCAAATATAGATCAGCTACCACTTAAAAGGGATTGGATGGACCTAACCTTTGATAGACATGCATATCAATGTTTTCCAGTTTCTTTAGCAAATCGTTTAGGTTGGTATATATCGTTTCCAGAAGATATATCTTTTATTTGGGACGGAATAAATGATTCAACTGCTGGACACGTATCAATACTATCTGGAGAAAAATATGTTCATCCAAATAGGGGGAATAGAACTATAAGTTTTAATACTGGAGTATATTTTTCATCTAAGAAAAACGTATCACTTCTAACAATGCCAGTGCCAAATCAGTTTATAGAGGGAACACAGTGCTTCACAACCCTCTTAAGCACATCAGTTTTAGAGAATGACTTTCCAGTAGCCTGGATAGTAAATAAGCCAAATGAGGTTATCACTATTCCAGCAAACACTCCAATTGCTGCAATTCTGCCAATATCTTTAAATGATGTGCAATCTTATAATCTTAAGGTTATAGAAGGGATCCCAGAATTGTGGAAAACTCGTGAGTGGTCAGAAAGAATGGGTGATCGGGCAAAAGCCTCTGAAGCAAAAAATTCAGTAGGAGATTGGACACACTACTATCGTGATGCAGTTGATCATAATGGAGATTCTGTTGGTGAGCACGAGGCCAAGAAGATTATAATGAAAGTTATAAATGACTAAATCTATTAGGTTTATTTCAAATAGGTCTTGGCTAACCACAGACAGCTCATCAAAGCCAACGCCCACTAGTAAGTCTATTCCAGTCTGGTATAAAGACGCTGACAGGTATGCAATGAGGCCAGATGGTGAGCCATGGATAGGACAAGATGGTGGTAGGGTTGTTACATGGAAAGCTTGCCCTGCACTCTATGATATCATGACAACTGGATATGTTTATAGAACACCATGTGATATTGAGTTTTATCTTAATGATTCTGGAGTAATTTCAGTAAAAATTTTAGATGATCAGTACAAGGATTTTATTCAGGCTAGAGATCCAATGCCACAGTTTGAGATTCCTTGGGGGTACTATGAGAATCACTTTGCATGGTGGGCAGACTGGGCAGTTGAGTTGCCTTCTGGATATAGTGCACTGTACTCACAACCATTTAACAGGTTTGACTTACCATTCTTAACTACTAGCGGAATCATTGATAATGACAAGGTTCATTTGCCAGGAACTATGCCATTTTTTATAGCCAAGGGTTTTACTGGTGTAATTCCAGCAGGAACCCCATATGCACAAATAGTTCCGTTTAAGCGTGAAGACTGGAAGTCGGAGATAGTGATAGAGGACCCAAAGGAACTTTATACAAAGAATATGGCAAATACCTTTAAGTATAGAAAGCCTAGTGGTGGCATATATCAGCGTGATGTTTGGGAAAGACGCAAGTACGAGTAACGTGCTATAATTAATTTATGGAAAATCAATATACTAATAACCACAACGACAACCCCGTATCAATAACACCATCTGGTTTTTTTGGCAACGGACCAGAAATGATTGGAACCCTTGAAAACTTTTTAACGGAAGAAGAGCTTCAGGCATTAAATGGATTTATTCGCAATAATGAAGCCTGGGATGTTACTCAAACACACTACAATGAAGACGGAACTGTGATATATGATTCTGGATATTGGGACGGTCGTGTAGCAACTTATCCAACAATTAATCAAACAAGTCCTGAGACAGTACAAATGATTAGATCAATCGTTAAAAGATTGAAGGTTGAGATTGATAAGTTCTTTAATGTAAGTGCTTCTCCAACATCGCCAGCACTTGTCCGCTGGCTTCCAGGTAATTTACAGATGCCTCACGCAGACAAAGAATTGCATGAGGGAGAGAATGCAGGAAAGCCTAATGATTTTCCTTGGTACGACATTGCTACAATTATCTATCTAAATGACGACTATGAAGGCGGAGAGCTATATTTTCCAAACCAGGGAATCCAGTTTAAGCCGAAGCGTGGAGCTGCCTACTTCTTCCCTGGAGACATGAACTATATTCATGGCATAACTAAAATAGAGTCTGGAATCAGGTATACCTGCCCATTCTTCTGGACTATCACTGCTCACAATAATTCGGAGGTAGACAATGTCTGATATTGTCAATAAAGATAGTTTTATATATTATAAGGATGAACCAATAGAAAATAGTATTCTTGGAATTAAGGATAATAGGATAGTAGAGATTCCAAGCTTTGTAAGTCCAGAAGATGCAAAAAATATGATCAACTACTTTGAGGCAAAGGCTGAGATGTGGGGAGATATTGCTTTCTACGGTTCTTCTGGCATGGGATTACAGCCAAACGACCCAATGCTTGCAGACTATAACTTACCTGGAGATTTTTTTGATAACTTGCGTGAGCAGTTTAAGTCTCATGTAGAAGCCGTATTTGGTAGAGAGGTTAAGGCAAACACCTCTCATGCTCAGAAGTGGGATGTTGGTGGATTTGCTAACCCACATTCTGACAATTCTGATAACCACGGAGAGCCTAACGCCTTTGAAATTAACAAGTATGTTGCAATCCTATATCTAAATGGAGATTATGAAGGTGGAGATCTTTATTTCCCAGATCACGACATCTCGTTCAAGCCAACTCCATATGCACTAATTACTTTCCCTGGTGGGGTAGAGAATATCCATGGAGTTACAGAAATTACCTCTGGAACTAGATACACTATGGTCTCTTTCTGGGACTTTGCTGACGCAGAATATTCTGAAGAAAAGAAGACCTGGTGGGAAGAAGAGACAAAGAGAGTTAGAGATCAGCAGGCTAAGCAAAAAGAGGAGTGGTCTAAGGGCAATAAGCTTGCCTAATAATTATGGAAAAGATTATTCACAAACACGATATAGTAGAGTTTCAAAACTTTTTGTCAAGCGATGAATGCCAGAAGCTTATAGAATACTATGATGCTGGAGATTCTTTGTGGCAAGAGACTTGTTTTTTTAATGCTCGTGTAATGGACCCAAATGGACCAAAGAGTCAGCTTGGTATTGAGCTATTTAATACAAACTTTTTTGAAGAGCTAAGGCAATCTCTAAAAAACATTGCTGAAGATGTTATGGGTAGACCAGTTAGAAATCTTACACTGAGTGCCCACAAATGGCTTCCAGGGGCTTATGCAGGAGACCACGCAGACAATGCAGAGCTAGATGGAACTCCAAATGCCTGGCAAGATAATAAGCTTGTTACAATTATTTATCTTAATGATAACTATGAAGGCGGAAACCTGGCATTTAGAGATCACAACATTTCTATTGCACCAAAGGCAGGAACGGTAATTGTATTCGATGTTGGCATTGATAATGTTCACTCAGTAACTGAGGTTACATCTGGAGAGCGTTATACGATGCTTCTATCTTGGGACTATGCAGATATAGACTATCCAGAAGGATTTCTAGAAGAACTTGCAAGATTAAAGATGGCCGAGCAGCCAAAGCAGGACGAGCAAAAGAAGCAGTGGAATTCCTAAATGTCATCTAAGCCTGTAGTGTTTGCAGAAAAAATATTTTATTACGAGTCTGTTATTGAAGACCCAAAAGGTTTAGTAGATGCTATTGAGCTATCAAATGACGATCTGTCTGAAACCTCATTAATATCTAACTGGCATTCCTGGTCATCTAGTAATGGTTCTTATGTGTTTGGTGAAAGAAAAATCACAAATCCAGATGCCTTTATTTCAGCAGCTGAAAATGTAAAGCTTATTTTTTCACTATTGAAGGATACCCTTTTAGAATATGGCCAAGATTACGCAAATACTCTTGGGGTAAGCTTGGGATCACAAATGCCAATAAGTATAAGCAAGTATTTTACTGGAGCATCTATGGGTCCACACACAGACTCATCACCAAATCCAACAACAGAGCATATTTCTGCTGTGCTATATCTTAACGATGACTATTCTGGTGGAGAGATTGCTTTTCCAGATCAGAACATAGTTATTAAGCCAACTGCTGGAAGCCTAGTAATTTTCCCATCAATACCCCCATTTTTCCACGAATCTAGAGAGATTACGAGTGGAACAAAGTACATGTCGCCAGCCTTTTGGCATTTATTAGAT